TCCTGTTTCTGAAAGTAATTCCAAACTCTGGAATACAGGTATTGAAGCAGATAAGGATACTGCACGTAGACGTAAGCGTCGCTTACATTATGTGTCAAATATCTATATTGTTTCTGACCCTGAAAGTCCAGAAAACAATGGTAAGACATTCTTATATACTTATGGTGCTAAAATATTTGAAAAAATAATGAATAGCATGCAACCTCAGTATGAAGATGAAACTGCCATTAATCCATTTGACTTATGGAAAGGTGCCAACTTTAAAATGAAGATTGCTCAAGTTGCGGGATTCCGTAACTATGATCGTTCTGAGTTTGGTGGGGTTGAAGCTCTTGATTCAGATGATGCTGTATTAGAAGGTATTTATGACCAACAGCATTCTATTCAGGAATTTACAGACCCTTCAACATTCAAGTCTTATAGTGAGCTTAACCTTAAGTTAACTAGAGTCTTGGGTACAGATGGTACACCACAAGCACGTACTGAAATTGATTATGTTGATGAGGATATAAAAAACGAATCACCATTCAATGACGGTCCGGTCGTTTCAGATCCAGTTGCAGTAGCAGCTGACCCAGTTCAAAAAGCTGAGGCTGAAGATGATACAATGAGTTATTTTGCTAAATTAGCAGCTGAAGCTTAAAGCTTATCTTATGAACCCGTCGAAAGGCGGGTTTTTAATTTCCTAAAGGTGCAAATCCTTGTTTACCTTCAAATGTAACAATTTCAGGAGCTTGATTAATAATTACTTTAGTAGAATGGTCATCAACTGTTGTAATATCACCAGTTGTAGCACCACCTTCAATTTTAGCACCTTCACCTTTAGTATTACTTCCATCCCAATTATTTAATGCACGATTTAATATAGTAATACCAGTACCAGCATTTTCAAAATCTAATGGTGCTATACTAGCTAAACCTTTACCTGCATCAATTGTTACTGCCCTATTTGCTGCTTTCAAAAATCCAGGTGGGTCAAATGTGCCTCCATACATAGCAACATGTATACCCTTTACTCCCCAAGCTAAATCATTAGCAAATTTACTAAATTCAAGATCTAGATTACTGAATTTTAACATGGTCATCTTATGTAAAGCATCTGCAAGTGAATCTAAAGCTGTTGCAGCTTGATCTAATTCATCAGCTTTATCAGCTATTTTTAACATTTCTCCTACTGGTGATTCATTACCAGAAAAGAAATTAAGTATACCAGCACCTACACCGACAAGTGCATCAAAACCTTTCGTAACACTAAATGCTAAAACACCTGCTGATATTACACCCATAACAGCAGCAAATTCAGTTGCTGCAACCATATTTACACCCTCTAAACTTGAAATACCTAATAAATCTACTACATTCGCTTTAATTGTACTAGCAAAACCAACTCCAGAAAATTGAGTAATAATTTCAGCAAGACCAGAACCAGCTTTACCAACTGCAAATGCAGCTAAGCCTAAACCAATACCTGTCATAGCTAAAACAAAAGCACCACTGTCTTTCAATAAATCCCAATTACCACCTAATTCATCTTTTATACTTAATAATTCTACAACATTCTTTTTAATATTAGTAGCAAAACTTTCACCACTAAAACTTTTTAATGCTGCATCAAATCCAGCAGTGGCTACACCAGCAGCACCACCAATAGCAAATACACCAATACCTAAAGCAATACCAGTCATAGCTAAAACAAATGCACCGGCATCTTTTAATAAATCCCAATTACCACCTAATTCATCTTTTATAGACAATAATGTTATAACATTTGCTTTAAGATTATCAGCCCATGATACACCACCAGTAAAAGTTTTTAATGTTTCATCAAAAGAAGCTCCAACAGCGGCTAATCCTCCACCAATACCAAATAGACCAACACCTATACCAATACCAGCCATAGCTAAACCAAATGCCATGCCATCTTTTAGTAAATCCCAATTGCCACCTAATTCATCTTTTATACCTAATAATGTTTTGACATTTGTTTTAAGATTATCAGCCCAACCAGTTCCACCAGTGAAAGTTTTTAATGTTTCATCGAAAGTAGCTCCAATAGCAGCTACTGCTCCACCAACACCGAACATACCAATACCTATGCCAATACCAGTCATAGATAAAGCAAATGCACCACCTTCTTTTAATAATTCTGCCTTTCCACCTACTAAATCAGATATACTTAATAATGTTGTAACGTTATCAACAATACTTTGAGCCCAGGTTGGATTAGTAAAATTAGTTAATCCATCAGAAAGACCTGCAATAGTAGATCCAACGCTAAATAGAGCTAAACCTATACCAAGACCGGTCATAGCAAGCATAAATGTACCACCTTCAAGGAAGAATGCTCCCTTTCCACCTACATCATCACTAATACCAAATAATTCATTTACATTAGCACGAATTGCTTTGCCATCTAAATCATTTAATTCTTTAAGCAATAATCCGGCACCACCAGCTAATACTCCTAATCCACCTAATAATGCACCAGCACCCATCATAAAACCACCACCAGTGAATTTTCCTAATAGTTTACTAAAAAATCCTTTAGTTTGTTTTGCTGTATCTTTCTCAGTTTTATCAAGTTTCTTTTTCTTATCATCTTTTGTAGTATCAACTACTTTATCTTTTTCTCTATCAAGTTCAGCTTGGTCACCTTGAATTGCTATTGTTTGTGCTTTATCCCATTCATGATAATCGAATTGATTTTTAGCAAATTCAAGTAGTTTTAATTGGTTTTCTAGATTTGTTCTATTACCAGGTAAAGATAAATTTACTGCACGAGCTGCTACAAATCTTCGAGTGAATTGTTCTTTCATTCCTACTCGAGAACCTAACCAACCGCCTTTCTCATCTTTTTTATCTTTAGCTTTTGCGCGTTTTTCTTCTCCTACTGCACGGCCTGTGGCTTCTTTTTCACCTAATGCATTTCCTTTACTCGCAGCGTTAAGTTTCCTTAACTCAGCAATTACCTCAGTTATTCTCTCATCATGTTGAGGAGCTGCTCCACCAGTTTCTTTTAATTTACTTGCCATTTATTTTTTCTTCATTTCCCTGTTACGTTCTTCAATCCATTGTGTTAAAAGGACAACATATATCTCCCTTTCCCACGGTAACATATTATCCAAATCTGTTAATTGGAAATTATGTTGATGCATTAAAGCAAAATTTGTCTTATAATGCGTCGTTATCGAATCGTGTGAAAGGGCTACTGAAAAAAATCAGATAGTCCCTTTAACTCCCTTTCGTTCTCTTCTCCACACTTTGTACATGTGAATTTTATATCATAACCACAATATGGTGTTTTAAGAAGTATTTCAATAATTTTATTAAATTGTTCAGAACTTAAACTTTCAACAAAATCAACTATTTCATTATGTGGTGTATCTTTCATAGCAATTATTTCTTCACCACTATAAATAGTACCTATTGATTTAGCAGTCATATGAATAATAGCTTCTGTATTCGTCGATAGATTTTCAATACTTCTATCACCCATAGTTGGCCAACGTAAATCAAGAGTTACATCATCATTAATTTTAACTTGAAGATCCTTCTCATCAAAATCATTATTCTTAACTTCTAATTTATTTAAATCAATTTTAAATTCATTTTTAGTTTCACATTCAGTATTAGCACAAGGTATATTTAATTTTATTCCTTCACCTACACTTTGTGCACGTAATGTTAAAAATATAAATTCAATATCAAATGATGTTAAATCTTTTACTTTAACTTTATTATCTAAACATGCTTCAATAACTTCACTAATTGATTTTTCAATCTGTTTTTCATCTTCAGACTCTAATGCAATTAATAAAAGTTTTTCTTCTTTGACCACGTATGGTCTATATGTAATACTTTTGCCTGTTGAGGGCACAATCATATCATACTTTGGTATTGCTATTCTTGGCAACATATCAATCTTTCTCCATTATTTTAAAAAAATTTCTTTTATCATCTAATCATATCTAATGTATTTTTTCCAATAGACGTGATATGATTTTTTACATCTTCGAATCCGTCTATTAATCCCACACTTCTCCAATTATCATATTCCCATGTAACACTTATTTCTAATAAGCCATCACTTGCATTACCTAATTCAACCGAGGAAATTTGTATAGGATATGCATTTTCTAACTTAACTGTATATCCAGGAACTATATCACTAGCTCCAGTTAATTGTTGTATAAGTACATCAGCACTATAATCTCTTTTATAAAATGCTTTATAATGTTCATGTGTACTATCAATAATCATTTCTTGCCACATATCAAAATACTTTTTAATATAATAATCATTTGTTAATAAGAATGTCATCACAACTTCTTCTGTCATCATTGAATATGGCTTTTTAGATAAATTATGATTATGTCCAGCTTCAGTAGTTAAAATTCTCTTACCTGGAAGTGTACAAGCTTGACATAATAAAAATAAATCTCTTGGGTCATTTATAAAATCTCCAATATGAACACCATCACCAGATATTAAATTATTAAGTAATGTTGCAGGGTCAAATTTTAATAAACTATTCACACTCTTTGAAGGATGAGCAACATATACTGCATATCTATTTCCACGTGCTACACCACCACGACGATTAATCGTTGATTTAATTGTATCTATACTTACTGGTAATGTCATTATCTGTATTCTCTCCTTGAATCTGCCCAAACATATGAAGTGCTTTTCTTCTTAAATTTCGCTGTTTCTAAAAATATTGCTATATTCCATTCAGCAGCATCAACTTTCATTATATTTGAACTTAATTGTTTTGTTAAATAATGTTTAAAACATGGTTTAAAATATTTATATTTTTTAGTAGCTTTTAACATCTGATATGTAATTTTAAATCTAGTAGTTGCATTAAATTTTTGATTAGTAGTAGCAGAATTTAAATGATCTAAAAATATAGCACGAACTTTAGGTGGTAAATAATGTAAATTAATACCATAAAATCCACCAGGTGCTGGTCCAACCATAATCGTTAAAGGAAACATATCATAATATGGCAAAACTGTTTTTAACTTTGGATTATATGTATACATTATCATATCACCAATCATAGGTTTATTTTTTGTTGTTAATCTATCATCTTTAAGAATAGCTTTAGTTTGTGGTCCAAGAGCTATAACCTTTTTTTCAAACCATTTTGCAGCTTCTTTAGAACGAGCTACTATTCCTTTACGAAATGCTTCTGCTTCTAATGCGTCAAATAAACTGGCCATACTTATATTTATATCTTTTTCTTAAGGGACT